AGAGTGCTTAATGCACAAACTTCTCCTGTGGCTTCAGCTGATATAGGTATTATAGCCTTTTCACGATGTGCTGATAATATAGAATTTTGTTGTCCTCAAGTTTTACCAACTAGATATTACCCATATGAAATACAGTCTAAGCCTATGTCTGATGATGATGGATGTATTTCCTTATCCTATGATAATCCAGTATTATATGATATGGGAATGGAATCAACTAAGGCTAATGATAATCTTACCCTCATTCATATGGGTGAAAGGATCAATTCATTAAGAGAATTGATGCGAAGGCAATCTTATCATTCGTCTCTGGCTTATAATGATGCAGCTGTTGATCTTTTTACTATATGGACAAGTACCAGACCTAGATTACCCACGTATCCTGGTTATGATTTAGCTGGATATCAAACTGCCCAAGATACATTGGGTGTTGGTACTTCTCCTTATAACTATTGTGAATGGGTACCATTAAATTGGGTCAATCAGTGTTTTGTTGCACATCGAGGTAGTGTAATTTATAATTTTAATGCTTACAAAAGAAATAATCAACCTATTAATAATTTATCTGTTACACGGCAAGCTGCCATACTTGGTACTCCTCTCTTCAATAATGCAAATACTTCTACTTCTTTGACTTTTGATAATATTTCATTTCGTTCAGCAAGGGATCGTGTAAGTGCAGCTTTGGGTACATCACTTACAAATCAACTTACTCAATCTGGTGTAAATGTATCCATTCCTATGTATTCTAAATTTAAATTTCTTAGCAATAATGTTGCTGACAGGAATTTGGGAGAAACATCATTAGATACCAGAACAGATTCCTATACGATAACTAATTGTTATATAACTACATCTGTTGCCACAGAGAGGACTAATAATTCTTTCATTGTTGATACATATGTTGGAATAGGAACAGATTTTTCATCAATCTTCTTTTTGAATGTACCTACTTTGTATTATAATTCAACTGCACCTTCACCATAAGTTAGATAATATAAAGTCTAGCATTTTGAGTTGAAACTCAATAAAATTTCCGTTTATAGAAACGTTAAATCTATGAGTAGTGGCTACTCTGAAGCTACTAGAAATACGAGCAGTGTATTTCTGCACTTTGGAATTAAAA